TAATACACCTTGAGAATCATCTTTGTTATTTGTAATTGTTGATGCAAATCCTGATACAGAAGTAGTAATATCTGATTTACCTGCAACAGTTAGTGATGCAGAAGCTAGAGTCAACAAATCAGTGTCACTTGTATGACCTATTGTTGTGCCATTTACTATAACATTATCTACCGTTAATGCTGTAAGTGTTCCTAATGATGTGATATTACTTTGTGCTGCAGTTGCAATAGTCCCTGTTATTGAATCTATGTGACCTTGTGCCCAAGATTTGCTTGATGTCCCTAATTGACCCTCACCATCTGCGTTAGGTACTATGTTCTTTGTTGCCATGTTTTATTTTTTTTATTCACTGACATATTTTCTAACAACAGTTGGTGTTGCTTTTTCTTGTATTACTTCTTCAATTCCAGATTTGTAAGTATTTATTCTATCTGTACCAAGTATATCTTCAACCCAACTAGTCACATCAGATTCTTTTAAATCTGCAAACTCTGTAAAACTAGAAAGGTCAGAAGTATCTATTTCTTCAGCACCAGTTTTTACTGATGAGTTTTTTTCTGCTGTATCATCTACACCTTCTAACTTCCAGTAAACTTTAAATATTACATCTGATTTACCACTTTTTGTTGGGTAGGTATCTACAGTTTTTGTATCCCATGTATATGTTATTGCCATTTTTTTATTTGTTTACATTTATTAAATGTATTTTTTATGATGTTGTCTGAAATGTAAATGAAAATATTATAGTGTTAACACCATTTCCTGTATTCATATCAGAAGCTAATAATTCATTAGTTTGACCATCAGCAGCATCTCTATATGTTAAATAATTTCTTGTAGATGTTGCATAATAAATTCCACCGGGATGATCGCCAGCAAATCCAAAAGAATAAGGTATAAATCCTATTGGCATAGTAGTGTTTGCTGCAGCAAAAGGCTGACCATCTAATTGTACATAATCACCATTCCAAGTAGTAGCATTTGTTTGTATATTACCCCAACAAGTTACTTGATTACCTACTTTTGTATAAAATCCATTTTGAATGTTATATGCTACTGTAGAGGCAACGCCATTTGTTACATAAGTTGGTGTCCAAGTACCCTCTTCGTAATCATCAAGTAAGTTACTATTTATAGTAGCACCAGATGAAAAGTTATGAAAGTTAATACCATGACCTGATGTAGCTATTTTTATATCACCGTCTTCTATAGTTACATTACCATCACTTTCAACAGTTAATCTATTTACAGGGTTAGTAGTGTTATCTCCATTTGCAGCAGTATAAAATTCAATTCTAGCTCCATGATGTTGCTCTCCAGCCGCAGTAGCTTCATCAGCAACAGCAGCAATTACCGCACCGTCAGCAGTTGTTAAATCATGTTGAAACACTACTTCACCAATAGTATTACCTGCCACAAGACTACCTAAAGCTTTAGACGTAGCTAATATAAGTTGTCCTTGAGCACTACCATTGTCTGCTCTAATCTTGCCATTAGTTTCAAGCTGACCACTAGTCAATGTCAACAAATCAGTGTCAGAAGCACAACCTATATTGCTAGAGTCTGGTACTTCAATGCCTGTTGATGAAAGCTGCATACGTTCTACTTGAGCAGTACCGAATGCCATTGCTTCATTAGCATGCTCGTACTCAATATATCCTTGATACTTTTCTGCTCCGGTAGAGCCTTTAGCAAAAAATAAAGAACTAAAAGTGTTGTTATCGTTTAAAATAACAATATTACTGCCTGCATCCGCAGAATCTACCACTAATCCCCCACCTCTTACAAAATAACTGCTAGGTGAAGTAGTTCCAATACCCACATTTCCTGAAATGTTTAATGAGGTAAGTGTTCCAAGTGATGTAATGCTACCTTGTGCTGCAGTTGCAATGGTTCCTGTGATTGAGTCTATGTGACCCTGTGCCCAAGACTTACTTGATGTTCCTAGTTGACCTTCACCATCAGCGTTAGGTACTATATTTTTTGTTGCCATGTTTTACTATTTAGGTGTTAAATCTCCATTTGCATCTACAGTCCAATAACCTTCTTCTTTAGGTGATACTGCAGGTGTTAATTCTGTACTACTTACATCCCATGAATCACTAAAGTCATAAGCGATACTAGGTATTGGGGTTAGATCACTACCACTAATACTCCATACATAATCCTCCACTGCTACAGCAGCAGCAGGTGGGAAGGTAGCTAAACTTATTCCTAACCCCGGCATTAATATCCTAGATAAGCGATTACACCACCATCAGCATCAGCTGCTATTGTAAAAGTATCCCATCTACCAAATATTGTAAGACCTTTTGGGAATACATTAGATGAATCTATAATTTTACCTCCAGATGCACCTGTACCATTAGGTGTTGATGTACCACCAGCACCTACTTCTCCTGAAGCATTACCTACACAAATACCAGTAGTACCATCTGAGGAAGAGTTTTCTGGTGTTGGTGAGAGTTCACTAAATGTTGTATCTGCTAAAAATTGTATTGCAATTATTTTACGATCATTTGGTGGAACTACTTGATCTGTATGATCAGTAAATATAGATCCATTTTGCCCAAAATCGTACCCTGTTCCGAAATGTATACTCATATTATTTTTGTTTTATTTTTTTTTACCTAGGTTCAAAACTACCTAAATTAAAGTTGCCACTAAGTATATCATTACCTGATGACTCAAAGTTTTTAGGTGGTTTATCTTTTTTTCTTTGATCAATTAACTCAGATTGTTGAGATGCTTGAATTTTTGTTCTTTTATCTTTACGATCTTCTCTTTGTGTTTCTCTAGTTTTTAAAGACTCAACTTCCATACTTTTTAATTGCATGTTCATTTGAAACTCTAGTTGCATTAATTCTTTCTTTGACTCAACCTCTTGTCGCATTTTTTGAGCTTCTAATTGAGCTTTTAACTGCTCCATTTGACTATTTATTTGCACAAGAGATTGTTGTTTCTCAACTTCGGCTTGTGCTGCAACTTGTTGTGCTTGAGCATTTGCTTGAGCTTGAGCTTGTATATTTTGTTGAGCGATTAATTGATCTCTCTGGAACTTCTTTTTTCTTTTTACTTTTAAAAGTTGATTGGCAAGTTTTACATTTTTTATTTGCCTTAAATCTATGGCATCTTCTAAATCTATCCCTTGTTGTGAAATCGCTGCTTGAATATTATTTTCAAATATTGCTTTTTCTTCTTCATCTGGTTCTAGTTCTAAAAATATACCAAAGTCATGTATATGTAGATTTTGAAGCTCATCTAATGTAGCAACATTATGAACACCTATACTTTGTATAAAGGCATCTCTTGTTGGTGAGTATTCAAGTATGTCTGATATTCTAAGGGACAGACACTCAGCAGTTTCTGCTGTTAAAAATAATCCGGATTGTAAGATATGTCTTGTAGCTGTATTGGAGTTTGCTGCTGCAAGTTTTTGAACACCTACTAAAGCATTTTTATCAGGTGTACTACCATCTCTTGCTTCATTTAATCCAGTAACATCTCTTATCATCTGTAAGTAATAATTATAATTACCTATTAATGATTGCATTTTAGCTCCACCACTACCACTCGCTATTTCTTGTATAGGTACCTTACCCGGATTCATGTCTCCATCAGATGTTAATGATCTACCAACTATACTACCAGTTTGAAAAAACATGTTCAATGCCTCTTGAGGATTGTAGTTAGTTCCGTTGCCAAGATCAACCTCTGCTATTCCATCAGCATCAAGATAAACACCATCAGGTATCATTCTTGACATTACTTGTTGAATTTTAAGATGAGTTAACTGTATCATATCAGCAAACCCTGTGATTCTACTAACTAAAGATTCTATTCTACCTTTATAAAGCCTTGGTGCTACTATAGAATAATTCATTTTAACTTTAGAACTATCACTTTTAGGTCGCATCATATTTGTTGCCATCTCCCACTTAAGTAACATTTTAGTGCCAAGAATTAAAACTCCTTCATATAACACTTCAATAGATCTAGAAACTTTCTCAAAGTTAGAGTCTAGTACATCTAAGGGAGGGTTGAAGGTGTCATCCTTAACTAATATTTTTGATGCACCTGTTGCAGTCTCTTTAATTTTATAAACTTCATTCATATATGTTTTATAATTAAAATATAAAACATCTATTTGATTATTATCGCTTTCATCATACAAAGATCTACTGTTAGGCATCCCTGCATTATTTGGCTGTCTAGATATTTCTTTTAAATCTTCATCACTAATATTTGGGAACTCTTTTTTTAGTTCATTTATTGGTATTGTTTTTATTTCTCCAGCATAGTAAATATCATCAAAATAAGGTGATTCAGTATAAGAGTATACTAAATGAGAGGGGTCAACATATTCTATTTTAATTCCTTCAGATTCAGTAAATGTATTTTTTACACAACCAATACCTAGTACAGTAAGATCATAATAAAATCTTTTCTTTGTAAGTTCATATCTATTTGAATCAAACAAAACATTTATAGCTTGTTCTTCTGCAATCTCTATAGCTTGTTTATATGTGAGTTGCATGTGTAATGCAAGTTCTTCTTCGTTTTCGGGCAACTCTGACTGACCACTTTTAGACATATTAAAATTAAATGCAGCTTTAGTAAAATCATTTAATTCTTTTGTCCTCATGTCTGTCAATAAATCCTTCATATACTGAGTTCTTTTATTGATTCCATGAGGATCTTGAGAGTATGCTTTTATATCATAAGTTCTTTCAGCAATGCCATTAACAACTATATCTACAAACTTTGGAATAATTGGTACTGGTTTCCAGTCTAAGTTTAAATAAGATAAATCACCATTTATGGAAAGTTCATCTTTATATTTTTGCACAGACTGTTCTCCTCTAGCGTATAATCTTAATCTATGGAAGGTGTCAAAATTAGTTCTGAATCTATCATTACCATAATCTGTATAATAAAACCACTCATTTTCTATGGCTTTAGCAACTTTTAGACCATACTCTGGACTCATCTTTTCAAAATCACTAACTACTTGACTAGGAAAATAACTTTTAATACCTGATTGAGCCATATTCTTCTTTTATTAATTTAGATGACATTCCTTTATTTTCATATTTAGAAAAGCCAATATTAAATTTCGTTCTTTCTTTTTTCATGATCGGTGTGTATAAATTTCTATTACAAGCCATAACAGCTAATCCACTGCTTATTGATGCATCAAATTTAGTTCTGTTATTTATGTCAAATCTAGACCAATCGTTTAATGTTTTATTAAAAAACATGTTGCCATAACTACCATTTGGTGTTGCACCAACATGATTTTGTATATACATTTCAATGGCAGCAGCATGTGCTTGTTTCATGTCTTCACTAGAATTAGGTATGCCACCAATTTCTTTTTCTGTTGTTGATAGTTTGTTCCAAACTTTATCTGGTCTATTCATGGAATAACCTCTATACCCCCTTCTTTTCAAATAATAAAGAAGTCTTGGTTTGTTGTTTTCTGCAAGTATGGGCATACCATAAAAAACTAACGCCATTAATACATCTTCAAAAAATATTTCAGCAGTTTGAGGTCTAGCTATGTACTCTAAAAAAAACTTATTTGGTGGAGCATCCTCCATAGAAAACTTTGTTAATCCATGTAAAGCTCCCTTAGAACCTTGACCGTCAACAGTACCAGATATATCATAACTATCACATCCAAAAGCACCTATATGTTCGTTACCGGGTTTTTTGCCATTATTAGTTTCTATTACTCTATTTTGTAAATGATTTTGAGGTATCCAACTAATATTAAATCTACCTTTTAGATCTGGATAAAATATTACTTTAGAGTCTTTAATTCCATTAATCCACTGAAAATTGCCTGTAGTTATAGAAACATTATTTTCCATAACTTCATTATAGTCTATCTGCTCGTATATTTTTGTTAAATTAAATATACTATTCTTAGTTTCATCTCTAAAGGCATGTTCTTCTGTTCTAGGAAATTGTCTGTAAAATTCATTTAATGCATCAGGATCATTTTTTAATCCATCAACTTCATTTTGCCAATGCTCTAATATACCTATATCTATGTAATCCCCATAAGGTCCTTTAACTTCTTTTTCAGGTGTATCAAATACTGGCTGACCGTATTCATCAATAAACCCTTCGTAATTCCATTCCATAGGAATAAAAAGGCTATAAAGCCCAGAACTAGTCTGCCCATTTCTATTTCTTTTGGTGACATCAGAATCTTTGTATAATTTTTTAAAATTACCACCACCCTTATCTGATGAGTTACATGTACTACCCATCATACATTTACCTATAACTCTACTACCTAACCTTAAGGTTGTTTTTGTGACTCTCCAGTTGTTGAGGATGTTGTTTGGTTTTTCCCACTT